GCTATGTGTGGCCGAGCGAAGGGCGCGCGAAGATCCTGCACCGGGCCGCCTACTTTGAGAGGCTACAAAGCGCACGCGCGTCCGAGGGGCTCGTGCCGGTGCCGCGTGGGATAGGCGGCGTCGCGCTCGACCCGCGGGCCTCGTGGGCGCTCGCAGCGGATCAGGTGTCGGCCTTGCTCTCGCGAACGGGCGCCGGCTGGCTCGTCCACAGCGGAAATAAAACGCCACACTTTCACGCAGGCGGCGATCCGGGGCAGGGCTTCCGGTTGCGGGTTCCGTGGTCGCTCGACGAATTCCGCGACGCGGTCGCAGACTTCTACCGGGCGCTGCAACGGCACCACCCCGGGCTGCGTATCCTCAAGATCGAGCTCCCCGAACTCGACGGCAAGAGCGCGTGGCTCGAGGCGCGCGGGGTGTCGGGCGTCTGGAATCTCGGCCCGCACACTGGGCTAGCGGTGCCGCTCGGGCTTGGGCCGCCGCATTCGTAAGATTTACGAAACGGCTCGGTTTACGAGCACCCGGGCTTGGGCCGCCGCGGACGTGATACCCTCTGCCCGAGGTGACGCGATGCGATCTCGGCTGTACGTGTGCGGTTTCGTGGCGATCCTCGCCGGATTGATGGGTCAGAGGATGCCCGGCTGCGGCGGTGGCTCGACTATCCCTAGCCGCACTCTGTTCGTGGCGACGTCTGATGGGAACTGCGCGCAGGCCGAGAAGCCAGGCGACCGCTACGTGGTCGGGCAGTGGGCGGGCGCGTGGATCATGACCGGGCCAGTCGAGGCTGGCTCACAGATCGTGATCCCGGCGTCGATGGCGCCGACCCTGCGAACGTGCTGCACGGAGCGGGACGCGATGCGCGTAATGCGAGCTTTCGAGATTGCTGACGGCCTCTGCGACGACGCCAACGGCCCGAGGGCGTGCTGCTCACCGACGGCGATCGACTCCCGCGATCAGCCCGACCCGGAGCTGCCGCCGATCGACCCGAACGCGCAGGCGTTCAGCGCCGCCGGCTGGCGGGCGGTGCCCTAGCGGCTCTCCGCCCTCAGCCTGGCAAGCGCCTCGCCGACGCCCGGAATCTCGACGGCTTGGCGGTCCAGGCTCGCCCTCTGGCGGGCCAAACCCTGATAGGTGTCCGCTAGCCCCAGGTAGAGCGTCGCGGTCGTCTGCCGGCCGTCTGCGGCGGCTCTGGCGCCGATCCGGGCGAACCTGCGGGCGGTCGCGGTGAGCTCGGCGGGGGTGCTCATCGGAAGGCCGAGGCGAACGCCGCGAAGGCGAGCAGATCGGCGGGGCCGAAGTCGGGCATAAAGCCCTCGTCAGACATTTCATTGGCGCGGCGCTCGGAGAGCGGACCGTAAACGCCGGTCGCGTCGATGGGGATTTGATCCAGCAAGGGGGCGACGAATGTTCCAGCGGGCGTCTTGATGATCCAGGCCATGATGGGGATTCCTTTCGGGGTTACGGGTTCAGCGGTCGCCGATCGTGTAGTCGGCCGTCTCGACGAGATCTTCGGAGCAGATATCGCACCGGCAACGGTCGCCGTTCTCTGTCGCGTGCTCGACGCACGTAGCGGGGTTGGCGTCGCAGGTGCAGTCGGTATTGCAAGGCATTATCGCACCGCGTCGAAGGCGAGCTCGAGGCGGCCCGAGGCCGCGCCCATGCTGGCGCTGGTGCCGTCGGCCGAGTCGATCACGTTGGAGCCGGCCATTGCCAGGCCACCGACCACGATCAGGAGGGCGAGAAACTTTCGCATGATGTCACCTCTTCGGCCGCGGGTTCGTCTGCGGCTCTATGGTTCTCTTCGGACGGTCAAACGATCGACTTGATACCTAATTCACGGCGAATGCGACCAGCGCGCACTATGTCATCCGGCGACAACGCTTGGAGCTCGCGCCAGAGGCCGTTTTCTCTCTCAAGCCTTTCGCATTCCAAAGCGAGGGAATGCACGCGGTCGGCTGCGCGTTCGATCATCGGAACGTGCGACGCGAACCCTTGGCCGCGAATAAATTCGCGCAGTTCTCGCGCGATTTCCCGCCCGGTACGTCTATCTTCGCCCCAATTCATCGCGTCGCCGCGCCGTCGTTGATACTCAGAAGCCCATCCTCGCCGCTGAGGATGAAACCCGACTTCCGTAGCTGTTGGATGGTGCGAACGGCAAGATCCCAGTCGCCGGCGTTCAGGAACCGACATCCACGGTGCAGATGTCCGACGCTTAGGCGGTCGACGCGGCGCAGGCATTCAATGACGTAGCAGGCGAAGTCGGTGGCTTTTCTGTTGGTCATACCTATCTCTTCGGACGGGTGGGCGGCGGGCATGAGAGGAATCGGAACTATTTTCACCAGCGGCAACCACTCGGCCTTCCGATCGGTTGGGAATTTTCCAGTCCAGGCGACGAGCCCGAGCGACTCAGCGGCGCGCAGCCACCGAAGCGTCTGGCGCTGGCTCAGCGCGAACACCGCCGCTGCGTCGGTCGTCTTGAACGGGCGTTGCCGGCTTGCTGCGTAGTCGAGAACGCGCATCGCGTGTTGCAGCGTTCGAGCTCGCCCGCCGTGGTCCACGCTAGGCGAACAACGCGAGTTGATTCTTCTCGGATTCGGCACCGCGTAGATTCAATACGGCTTGAGCGAAGTAGCTATCCTTCAGCTCGATCCCGACGAATCTGCGGCCCCAACGGAGTGCCTCGAAGCCTTCCGATCCGATCCCCGCAAACGGCGAGAGCACGAGATCGCCGGGATTTGACCACAGCCCGATGCACCGCCGGATCACCTCGAGTTGCAGTGGGCAGATGTGCCGCTCGTCTTCATCTTCTCGCGCGGACGTTCGCTGTAGAGTGTCGCTCGGGTTGATGTCATCCCAGATCGGACTCGCCCACCGCTGCCACAGCGATACCGGGAAGTCGTCTGCGCTGTGGTCGATCGGCTTGGGATTCTCCCCAGGCGCCCGCATCGTCACGACGTAGTCAGGGATTCCTTGGCGGCTCATCGACGAGTCTTTGCGGATCGTCTTGTGAAGCAGACCCAGCGCCTTCGTTCGCTGCATCGCCGTGACGGGATCCTTCCAGATCACCACCTCCGAATGGAAGATGAATCCGTGACGCTGCATCTCGCGGATCAGATCGCCGCGGAAGTCATACAGACCGATGACTCCATCGCGCGTCTTGCTCGTCGGGAGCAACATGCAGTGCATCGACACGAGCCTACCGGGCACCATCACGCGGCGAAGCTGCTCGGATAGGTAGGCGAAGTGCTCGAAGAACTCCGTCGAATTGACGCAGTTGCCCATGTCGCGATGGTCGTCGCTGTAGGTGTAGAGCGATGCGAAGGGTGGCGAGAAGATCGAGAAGTCGATGGATTCAGACTCCATCGCGACAAGCGAATCGACGCAGTCACCGTGGCGCATTTCCCAACCGTCTCCGTGCTCGATCATTTCGTGGACCTCTCCCATGTTTCATCGTCATCGACGCTGATCGCGAGACGTACCGCGACAGCCGCAACTTGGATGGCTTCTTTTCGGATCTCCAGTCGATCGTTCTTGTGAACGGCCTCGAGCAGCTCGATGCCTTCTTCTAAGAGGACTCCCAGGCCCTCGTGCGTTGACTTGAAACCGCCGTATCGCTCATCGGCTCTAGCGATCTCGTCGTAGAGGTATCTGACGATGTGCGGATTCGCCTTCATCTATTCACCTCGCTCACCAGCGCATCCTGCATTTCGCGGTGGCTGCGTTCCTTGGCGAGCACGTTCTCGACGACGGCTCGCTCGTGTTCGGAATAGATCAGGTACACGTCGACCGGCGACTCTTGGCCGAACCGCCAACACCGGCGCGTACTCTGATAGAAGGCTTCGTATGAATCGGAGATTCCGACGAAGGCCATCTTATGACACTTCTGCCAGTTCATTCCCCACCCGCCGATCCGTGGCTTCGTGACCAGTCTCTCAATCGAGCCATCAGCGAAGCCGACCAGAGAGTCGCGCTTATGGGCCTCGCTATCAGACCCGCGAACCTCGACGACGCGTGGGATCGCTTTCTTAATCGCGGACGATTCGTCGTTGAGGTCGCACCAGTATAACCAAGACCCAGAGTCTTCTGTCAGATCCTTCGCGCGCTGCACTCGCTCTTCCATGCTTTCACGTCGAGCTCGGCGCCTCTCGTGAAGGTCCAGGGCGGTTGCTCCGGGGATGAGCGCGTGATGATTGAACGTGCTCTCGACGACTTCGTGGTGGAGTCGAAACGGCGGAAGCGCGAAACCCTCGTCTTCGTATCCGAGATCAGACGGCAAACGAGTCATCGACGCCCACGACCCGACCCAGTGCCAGAAGTCGCGCACCGCGTGGCCTTTCAATCGCCAGTCTTGAGTGCTGCCGCCGTCATGGACGAAGAACATCGACAGCATCTCAGCGCGTGTCATCGCCCCGAGAAACTCGGAATGGTTCCCGAGCTCCATGAAATCATTCGGCGACGGGGTGGCCGTGGCGGCCAACTTGTAGCGGTGCCCGCGAAACGCCTCGATGAGTCGGGTGCGAGTCTTGCCGTCATAGGATTTCAAGATGCTCGACTCGTCTAGGATGATCCCTTCAAAATCAGACGGGTCGAATCGGTGCAGCTTCTCGTAGTTGCTCAGCGTCACATGATGCCCCTCGGAACCGTCGCCGACTTTGGCGTCGTACCCGAATCGCTCGGCCTCGAGTTGGATCTGGTGGGCGACAGCGATGGGTGCGAGCAAGAGCACGCGGCCGGGTACATGGGAAGCCCATTCGAGCTCCATGATCGTCTTGCCGAGTCCGCAGTCTGCGAAGATGGCAGACCGGCCGCGCTCCAATGCGGCGGTGACAAGATCGCGTTGGAACGGAAAGAGGGCGTCCCCGATGCCGTCGTGTGGGATCGAATTGCCAGTGAATCGCCGACGCTTGGCGGCTAGGAATTCGGGATAGGATTGCATCTACGCTTCCGCGGTCGGGATCAGCGAAGCCAGGATCGAGAGCGAGGTCGCGTCGAAAGCCGCAGGGAAATCGGCGTCTGGCCCGACCAGGCTATCTCGCAGCGCGATCGAGAGCGCCGTCGTGTCGTCGTCTAGGATTCCGTCGCGGAGCTCGATGGCGCGATCGTCGAAGCGCCGCACGAGCTCGGCGATGGCCTCGGCGCGATCCTCGGGCAGTGGCTCGAAGGTTGGCGCGACCGGCTCTGGGTCTACGACGGCGGGATCGTGTGAGACGTCCCGAAGATCCGCAAACGCCGGATGCGACGACCGCCGCGCGTGCTGCGCCTCGGGCGGTGTCACGTCGATCTCGCCACGCGCCGCAACCGGCGGCGGCTCGAGATCCTCGCGGGTCATTACGTGCATCCCGGCCAGGTGGTCGGCCCAGTGCCGGCGAGCGGCGCGGCCGATGGCCTTCGAGATCAAGAGATCCTCAGTGTATTTATTCCAGGCGGCGTCGCCGCTGACGTGATCGCCGAAGAGCTTTGCGGCTTTCGCTTGCAGCAGCGTGAAGCGCACGACGGGGTATTCGTTCTCGCGCCCGCGGCGCTTGCTGCGAACGACTCCCGCGTAGTCGTCGGCGCCGGGCGTGCCCTCAATGTCGGCGTCGAAGAATTCGCAGCGGTCGCTTCCCTGAATCAGAGCCGAGCACGTCTGGTAGGGGATCATTACCGCACCGTGAACCGTGTAGAGCGAATTCAGTGCGACCGGCGGCGCGAGGCCGAGGGACATCCCGAGCATCGCCGCCATGAAACATTCGTCGGGCGTTGCGAAGCCGCGCTTTTTCGTCTGCGGTGCCTTGATCCATTTCGCGCAGAGGTCCGAGAGCTGCCGCACGTCTTGGATCACGAGCGCGCCTTGCTGGAATAGCGGGATGCCCTGCGGCGGCATCGGGCGGGCGACGCTGAAATCGTCGCGCGATAGTTTGGCGACGGCCATCTCGAGCGCGGCGACGGTGGTTTCAATTTCGGTCATAGATCCCCCAGAGTGTTACGCTTGAACGCCCAGCGCGAACGGTGCTGCGGCGGCAGAGTAGAGAACCTCCGCGGTGCCGTGGCCCAACTTGGGCCGTGCGCTGGACGTTCATGCGAAAGACCAATCGCCGGGCGTCTCGAGCGCCCACGGCATGAGTCCAACGGGCACGATGCGCCCTCCGTTATAACACGGCCAGACGCCCGACTGGACGCATTCGGCCCACGTCTCGAGGTGCTTTTTCGCGAGGCCCTCGCCGTGTTGGACGTGAGCGGGCTCTAGCTCATAGGCCGCCATCCCGTGCGGCTTGCTCGACTCGACTGCGACGTGAACGAACCGCTCGTCGCGACCATAGACGGCGACGACGCCGGCCATATAGAAACCCGCTTGAACGTGTAGCGACTCGTTGCCTAGCTTGCGCCGCCACGCTTGCTCGGATGCGTCAGGGCACGACTTGAGGTCGACGACGAGCGGCCCACCCGCCCAGTCGACGAAACGGTCCAGGCGAGCCTTGCAGCGCAGCCCGGAGCCGGGATCATCCCAGATCAGTGTGAGCTCTGAATGCCCGACGTCGTCGCGCAA